AGAGTTACCAGATCCAGATCTACCATTTCACTTTCTACAGATATGGAATTGTTTTTCTTATAACTTTACTTTGTTACATCTATCATATTTGTATGATGCACCAGTAGAAGTGTATATGAAAGATCACAAGTTCTACCCAGGTAGTTATTATGCAACAATAAACTGGGGGTCAAATGACTTTAATACAGATTTATCTTTAGCTGAAGATGCACTAGAACACAAGAGTCATCATATTATTTTATTAGATAATGGTCAAATAGCACTGCAACCAAACAATAGAATCAAGTGGTCTGAACCAAGTTTTGTAACTAAACCTTTTCCAGAGAAACCAGATTACTTAGTTAACAAGGATTACTATAACTGTGAGGGATTTGATAAGTGGCACACAGAAGATTCAGAAAGAATGTTTTATGATAACGAATAATTAAGTATATTATATAGTACTTAATTATTTATATCATGGCAAAAATAAAAGAAGCTCCAAAAAAAATAGTTGCAGTAAAAGTATCCCGTCCAGGAATACATGCTAAAACTAAAACTAGCAAACTTAAAGCAAGTAAGAATTATAAAAAGTTATATAGAGGACAAGGTAAATAAATTTTTTATTTATATTTGTCTGTGACTCTAGAAGAAAAAGTACTTTGGGAAAAGGCTACTACTCTTGCAGAAGACAACCTGCAAGCTAGAGAATTATTTGAAAAATTAAAAACCAATAAAATGCAATTAAAAGGAAAAAGGGTTTTATTAAATAAACCAGAAGTAAAAGAATCTCAATTTGAATTAAGTGAGGCTGACAAGCAAGCACTTGAAATGGACATGAGAAAGACATGGACAAGACTTGAGATTTATGCAGTGGGGGATGAAGTAGAAAGTGTAAAGCCTGGGGATCATGTATATATTGGCATTACTGGCTTACAAGCATCTGAAGCAGTAGAGCTTGAAGATGGTATGAAGTTAATGGTTGCTGAAAGAGACATAGCAATTGTATGGTAAATCTAACTGATGAGTTTAACAACATGCCTATGTCAGATAAAATCAATGGGAAAGAAATTCCTGTAGAACCAAGAATAGTAAATTTAGAAAGACCCGGATATTATGGTGGTGCAGGTCATACTTATGAAGTATTTAATGTACTAGAAGCATGGGGCTTAGATGAAGACTTCTATTTAGGGAATGTGATAAAGTACTTAGCAAGAGCTGGTAAAAAAACTTACACCAAGAAAGAAGATTTACAAAAAGCTTTAGTATATTTACAAAGAAGAATAGATAAATTATGAGTGAAGAAATGATGATTCAAGAAATTAAGATGTACACATTTGGAGACATCTTAGTTGGTTTAGACTCAGAAGAAATTAATGAGACTGAACAGATAATTGAAATTAGAAAAATATTTTCTAAGCTTGCAGAGGATTTAAAAGATAATTATAATCTTAATAGATCACCTGTAAAGAGTTTATTGTTTGATCAAGCAATTGGGCAAATTTCTGCTACACAACTTCTTGTAGAGAAGTTATTAAAAATGAAATGATGAAGATTTTAGCTATCATAATATTATTATTTGTAATAGCAGTATTATGGATGATTGCCCATGTAATGTACAAACCTGCATATGATAAATTTAGAAAAGAATATGTATCAGATAAAGATAGTATTAAACTAGCAGTAGTCTGTGTATTCTTTATGTTGTTTTTTGCATTTACCATTGGCCTACTACTCTAGCCTGTTCTCTTCTTTCCAATGGTTTACTTCAGGCTATAATCCCCGGTTGCAAAGCTGGGGATTTTTTTGTATATTAGTTTATGGCAGAAATTATAAATCAGGGTCAAGTAAATGTTTTAGGTACAGTAATATATACGGGTGTAGCTGGGCCCCTATCTACTAAAATAACCTTATTAAAGTTTTATAATCCAGCAGCTTATATACTTACCTTAAATAGATATGATGCTTTAACAGCATCTACTGAAACAATATATGAGTTTAATTTATCTGCTGGAGATTCAGTTACTGATAATACTCTATATGCCCTAAACCCAGGAGATCAATTAATTGTATATAGTGATATAGTAGGGACATCATACTATGTTTACGGTACAGATTATGCTTAGTAAATATGCAAGTAATAGATAGTAATGGTAATGTATTTGGTGGTGGGATTGAGATAACTGGTCCTGATGGTAAACCAAAAACTACTGGTGGTGGGGGTGGATCTCCTACTGGCCCAGCAGGTGGGGATCTTTCTGGTACCTATCCTAACCCGGGAGTTGTATGGACTAATGGTGTACCTACTTATGATCTACAGTATTATCCATTAAGTACAAACCCAGCAGGATATATTAGTAGTATTTCTGCATTAGATATTACAACAGCTTTAGGATACACACCATATGATGCAAGTAACCCTGCAGGATATATAACTTCATCTGCACTTACTCCATATTTAACTTCAGCTACTGCTGCTAGTACTTACTATCCTTTAACTAATCCATCAGGTTATATTACAAGTGCAGCTCTCTCAGGTTATTTAACTGCAGCAACAGCCGCTAGTACATATTATCCCCTTACAAATCCTAATGGATATATCACAGGTATAACAGGATTAGATGTAACCACAGCACTTGGATATACTCCTTATGATAGTACTAATCCTTCTGGATATATAAGTGGTATATCTGCTCTTGATATATCTACAGCATTAGGCTATACTCCATTTCCAACTCCAACAGGAACTGTTCTTGAATATATTCAAGGTGATGGTACACTTGCTGTATTTCCAAGTATACCTTCAGTAACCCCATCAGCATTAACAAGAGTTAATGATACAAATGTTACTCTTACATTAGGAGGTACACCTGCTAGTGCATTACTACAACCTGTTTCATTAACATTAGGTTGGACAGGTACTCTTGCAGATGCAAGAATAGCATCAGCAGTTACTTGGAATGCTAAACAAGATGCTATAACTTTAACTACAACTGGTACATCAGGTGCAGCTACACTACTTGGTAGTACTTTAAATATACCTAATTATACATCTGGAGGTGGAGGCGGTACACCCATAGATACTCAGATTTTTTTAAGCAGTGGTGTTTGGACAAAACCTGCTGGAGCAACCTATGTAGAAGTTTATTTGGTAGGTGGCGGTGGTGGCGGTGGATCTGGTAGAAGAGGTGTAGGAAGTACAGCTAGATATGGTGGGGGTGGTGGATCATCTGGTTCTTTTAATATTGCCAAATTAAATGCAAACACTTTAGGAGCTACTGAGAATATTTGGATTGGTGTTGGAGGAACTGGAGGTACTGCTGTTACTATAAATGATACTAATGGGAACCAAGGTGGAATAGGTGCATTATCCTTATTTGGTGGTACTGGAGTTTCTACTACTGCAAAACTTACAACAGGAACTTCATTTGGTGGTGTTGGTGGAACAGCTATTTCACAAGGTGGTTCTTCTGTTAGCAATTCTATACTTTTTGGTGTACTTTCTAATACTAACACATATGGTACAGGAAATCAGCCACCAGGCACTTTTGCTGGAGGTACAACAGTTTATATGTCTAGACCTTTAATAGCAGGTGCAATAGGTGGTGGACTTAGTACAGCAAATGCAACTAATGTAGGTGGATCTATAAATTTAACTGGTCTTGCTACAGCTCAAGTAATAGCAACAGTTTCAGGAGGAACCCTAGTAGGTAGTAGTGGTAGTAATGGTTCATTAATAACTAATAGTCCTTCAGGATTATTTTTCTCAACAGCAGGTGGTGGCGGATCTTCTGGTAATTCTGTTGCTACATTAGGTGGTGGTGCAGGTGGTACTGGTGGGCCAGGTGCTGGTGGTGGAGGAGGTGGTGCTTCTGCAAATGGTATTAACTCAGGTGCTGGAGGAAATGGTGGAAATGGATTTTGTATAATTATAACATATTTCTAATGATAAGAGTAGCAATAATTGTAGACAATAAGGTAGAAAATATCATAACTATAGAAGAAGAAAATCTATACATGCTTTCAGAAGTTACTTATATTGTTTCTGACACATTAGAAATCGGGGATATAATATCTTAATTAATTTGTTATCTAAATAATTTTCATTATATTATAGATATAATATATAATTATTTAGAAATGGATATCTTAAATTTTATCAGTTGGATTAGAGGTCGCAGAGTAGTAAATTCTGTTGACCCTAATAAAACATTGCTACCTGTGGCTCTTCAAGATGAAAGAAGAGATGATGAATATTTAACAGGTGCTATTTCTGTGGCAAATTTTACAACACAAGTTGCATCAACAATACCAGCTGGAGCTCAAGGACCAATAGGTCCTCAAGGTGTACCAGGACCAGTAGGACCAGCAGGTCTTAATTGGCAAGGTGCATGGTCAAATACTGGTGTTTATGTAGTTAATGATGCAGTAGGTTTTGGTGGAGCATCTTATTTTTGCATTAATCCAGTAGGACCATCCCCTTCAGATCCTGCTTCTGATCCATTAAACTGGGCATTACTAGCTTCTCAAGGTGCTACTGGTCCACAAGGTCCTCAAGGAATCCAAGGTCCTGTTGGACCCGCTGGAAGTTCAAATCCTAATTTTAGTGTTGTACCATCAGGATTAGTTGTAGCATCTTCACCTTTTAATGTAGTTGTTTCTTTTTCAACTATTCCGGCAAATACATTTAATAATACAACAAAACCGATATTAACTATTAAAAGTGTTTTGCAAAAAGTTGCATCTTTAAACACTATGGTTGTTAGATTATATATTTCAAATAATGTTCCTTTTCAGGGTATTGATTATAATACAGTTGGGGCAACATTGCTTGCAGAGGGTGATACAGCAACAAATGGAGCTACTCAAAGAATTGTAAAAATTGAAAAAGATGTTTTCTTTTCTGGAGCTACAGCAGTATTTTTAGCATTAGGACTTCCTAGCGATGGTTTTTCAGATTCAGCTATTGGTGCAAATTCATCTACATATAACTCAAATATATTTGATAATGGTTTATTAGTAGGATCAATTGATTGGACTCAAAATGTTTATATAGTAGTTACTGTTCAATCTAGTG